ACCCGAAACGAACGGAACGCGCTGGAATCCGCATATAACCCGTTGTAAAGTGAGGATATGGACACCTCACTTGCTCATGAGAACGCCCGCCTGCGGGCACTGTTGCAGACGCAACAGGACACCATACGCCAGATGGCTGAATACAACCGCCTGCTCTCACAGCGGGTGGCGGCTTATGCTTCCGAAATCAACCGGCTGAAGGCGCTGGTTGCGAAACTGCAGCGCATGCAGTTCGGTAAAAGCTCAGAAAAACTTCGCGCTAAAACCGAACGGCAGATACAGGAAGCACAGGAGCGAATCAGCGCACTTCAGGAAGAAATGGCGGAAACGCTGGGTGAGCAATATGACCCGGTACTGCCATCCGCCCTGCGCCAGTCTTCAGCCCGTAAACCGTTACCGGCCTCACTTCCCCGTGAAACCCGGGTCATCCGGCCGGAAGAGGAATGCTGCCCGGCCTGTGGTGGTGACCTCAGTCCTCTGGGGTGTGATGTGTCAGAGCAACTGGAGCTTATCAGCAGCGCCTTTAAGGTTATCGAAACACAACGTCCGAAACTGGCCTGTTGTCGGTGCGACCATATCGTGCAGGCAACAGTACCTTCAAAACCCATTGCACGCAGTTATGCCGGAGCGGGGCTTCTGGCCCATGTTGTTACCGGGAAATATGCAGACCATCTGCCGTTATACCGCCAGTCAGAAATATACCGTCGCCAGGGCGTGGAGCTGAGCCGCGCCACGCTGGGGCGCTGGACAGGTGCCGTTGCTGAACTGCTGGAGCCGCTGTATGACGTCCTGCGCCAGTATGTGCTGATGCCCGGTAAAGTCCATGCTGATGATATCCCCGTCCCGGTCCAGGAGCCGGGCAGCGGTAAAACCCGGACCGCCCGGCTGTGGGTCTACGTCCGTGATGACCGTAACGCCGGTTCGGAAATGCCCCCGGCGGTCTGGTTCGCGTACTCACCGGACCGGAAAGGTATCCATCCACAAAATCATCTGGCCGGTTACAGCGGTGTGCTTCAGGCCGATGCTTACGGTGGTTACCGGGTGTTATACGAATCCGGCAGAATAACGGAAGCCGCGTGTATGGCTCATGCCCGGAGAAAAATCCACGATGTGCATGCAAGAGTGCCCACCGACATCACCACGGAAGCCCTGCAGCGTATCGGTGAACTGTATGCCATAGAGGCAGAAGTCCGGGGATGTACAGCAGAACAGCGTCTGGCGGCAAGAAAAGCCAGAGCTGCGCCACTGATGCAGTCACTGTATGACTGGATACAGACTCAGATGAAAACACTGTCGCGTCACTCGGATACGGCAAAAGCGTTCGCATACCTGCTGAAACAGTGGGATGGCCTGAACGTGTACTGCAGTAATGGCTGGGTGGAAATCGACAACAACATCGCAGAGAACGCCTTACGGGGAGTGGCCGTAGGCCGGAAAAACTGGCTGTTCGCGGGTTCCGACAGCGGTGGCGAACATGCGGCGGTGTTGTACTCGCTGATCGGCACATGCCGTCTGAACAATGTGGAACCAGAAAAATGGCTGCGTTACGTCATTGAGCATATCCAGGATTGGCCGGCAAACCGGGTACGCGATCTGTTGCCCTGGAAAGTTGATCTGACCTCTCAGTAAATATCAATACGGTTCTGGCGAGCCGCTTACACTGTATCTGCTTTTTATCCGCATCCAGTATCACCACCTGCGTGATTACCCTGGCCTGCTCCGGAATAATACCATTCTCATCTGACTCCAGGATGTCTGCCGGCCCCAGACGCAGTTGTGCTGTAAGTAACTCCCCGTGTTCACGGTCATCATGCTTTCCGTACCCGCACAGACGCTGCATAAGTTTTTTTAGTACGTTCATGTCATTCTCCTGTTCTGCCTGTATCACTGCCCACTTCATCCAGCCCCTTAACATCCTGCCACGGCCCGTCACCAAACCTGACCTGCAAATGCTGAAACAGCCCCTGAACCTGTGTGGCATCTTTGGGGTCAAGAAAGGTCAGTCCGGTGATGAGCGCACCATCTGTACCCGGGAACCAGCCATTGCTGTTTGTCTCAATAATGCTCGCCGGCCCCAGACGAAAACGGATTTGTGTCTCCCCCGGGTCGCCCTTCGGTCCCTGAGGTCCGGTTGCCCCCACCGGGCCAGCCGCACCTGTTTCTCCTTTCGGTCCCTGTGGGCCTGCCGGGCCTGCCGCACCGGTATCTCCCTTTGGACCCTGTGGACCTGCATTTCCCGTCAGACCGGTCTCTCCCCGCTCTCCCCTGTCACCTTTCGGCCCCTGCGGGCCTGCCGGACCAGCATCACCTGCCGGTCCCCGTTCGCCGGTTGCCCCGACAGGGCCGGTGTCACCGCGCTCTCCCTTATCACCCTTCGGCCCCTGAGGACCCGCGGGCCCCTGTTCCCCCTTTGGCCCGGGAGGTCCCACCACGGTGGGGATTCGGTTTACGGCCTCTTCCGCCGCTATCCTGCTTTGTTCCGCTGACTGTGCGCTTTCTGCTGACTCCCGGGCTTTTTCTGTTGCGGTCGTTGCATCCCTGGCTGCATTACCGGCTGCACTTTCTGCCGTCTTTCTTGACAATTCAGCATCTGCTGCACTTTGTGATGACTCACTGGCTTTTTGAGCGGCCGCAGAGGCCGAGGACGAGGACGCCTCCTCTGACTGCTTTGCAGCGGCTGCACTTTCTGCCGCCTGCCGGGCTGACTCCGATGCATCCCCTGCTGAAGTGTCAGCATTTGCAGCGCTCTCTTCTGCCTGACTGGCTGATATGCCGGCATTCCTCGCTGATGTCTCCGCCTCTCCGGCATTCTTCTTCGCCTCCTCTGCGTGACGCGCCGCTTCTTCCACCATCAGTTCAAAACGACGCATTGCCTCCGGCCGGACGTCATCCTCCGACATGGCACCGAGAAAATCATTCAGCGTCCCCGGTTGAGAATCTTCATACACGGTGATGGTCCCGGCATGTGATGGAGGGAATCCCTCCACCAACAGAGTGACGCTGTACTGACCATACTCGACGTCCATGCTGTAACGCCCTGCCTCATCCGGATTTTCAGAGGCCACCGTGTTCACCACCACCGTGGTGCTGTTACGTCTGGCTTTCAGTTGAATGGTGCAGTTCTGTATTGGTTTTCCTGTGCCGTCTTTCAGCACACCTGAAATCTTTACTGCCATATTCACCCCACAAAAAAGCCCGCCTGAACCGGCGGGCTGTCATAACACTGTGTTACCTGGCTAATCAGAATTTATAGCCGACACCCACGATGAAACCGTCAGTGCGCCAGTCGCCACTGCCGGAACCTTCATAAGCAAGGTCAATAACCACCGTCTCTACGGGACTGAACTGAATCCCGGCATTCCAGGCCGGCGACAGATGACGCGCAGTATGACCATCACTGGCGGTGGTGGTCTCCTTCACATACCCCGGTTTCACTTCATCACGCCGGTAATCCTGAACACTGTCAGACCAGCGGGTGTACGCCATCCCGGCCATGCCATAGAGACTGACCCGCTCACTGAGCTGCCAGACAGGGCCGGCCATCAGACTGACATAACGACCGCGCAGGCTTTCATAATGGAAGGTATTTTCACCCGTCTTCATCGTGTCACTTTTCTTCACCGATGCATAACTCAGCGCGACAATGCCGCCCAGGTGATCCGTGAACTCATAACGGTATTTCACATTAATCCCTTTTAAATCACCTGCACGCGCACCGGTACCGGACAATGCCGGTACGCCGCCCGGGTGAACCTGAGCATATCCCACGGAAAATGCACCGTGTCCGCTTTCAGCCTGTGCAGGAAAGGCAATTCCTGCCAGCAGGGTAGTAAACAATAATATCGTTGCGTATAAATGCCGCATGATTACCTCTTTGTTTTCAGTCAATAAAAAAGGCACCTCCTGAGGTGCCCGTCCGGGTTAATAAACCGTCAGCTGATACTGATCCCTGCCGTGGATTTTTTCATGACCACAACCAGTAAATCACTGATGTACGTTGTCGGCGTCCAGTTGTTCGCACCGGCCGACGACACATTAAACGTCAGGGTGACATGACCCCGCCCTGCCGGCATATCTATCACCGATGAGAACACCCGGCTGACATCCGTTGCCGGTTCATGGAAAATCTCAACCCCGTTCTTCAGCACCTGCAGCTTACAGGTGGAATACCAGTACGACTGCTGATTCGGGCTGTTGAAATTCTGGTGTTTCGTCCCGCGAAACAGCACCGGGGGAATGATAATCTGCCGGTCGAAGCCCTGGTCATCGTAAACTGTGACGGTTACCGTCCCGCTGGCATAACTGTTATTCCGGGGAAAGGCTTTCCCCACCGTCTTCACCAGGTCGCCTTCAATCTGGTTTGCAGACAGTTTCCCTCTGATGACACAGTTCTCGTTAATGGTGACATTATTGAGCGTGCCGGTATTCGCGGTAATTGCTCCGCTGATATCCGCGTTCCTGGCTGTCAGCTTCCCTTCCGGCGTCAGGGAAAACGTCGGGGGATTGCCGGACGAGGTGATACTCACCGCAAACAGCCGCTTCAGGAACACATCGTTCATGAACAACTGATTCCCCTGCGCCACAAATAACGGCGTGGTGTTGCCGTCCTCCGGGTTAATCATCGCAATACGGTCAGCCAGCAGCAGTATGTTGCTCAGGGGCTGGCCATCAGTATCCTCAATCCCCGCTCCAATACCGGCAACATAGGGTATGCCATTTTTTGTTTTCTGTACCTTCAGCATGTAAAGTGCAGCAAGGTCATCATTTGTGTCCTTCTGCACGCGCTGTATCTGCTGAATGGTGGCGCTCTGGTCTTCCAGCGTTTTACTGACCGTCTGTGTGATTTCATTGCGGGTTTCGGTGATGGTGGTCTTCATCTCCGCCATCTCATCCGCAAGCTGGCTGTTGTCTATCAGCTCCCACAGCCCCTGAGCCAGAGTAAGCGTCGTCTCAGCACCGTCTGGCAGATCCTGAAATTCCTGAGAGAATAGTGGACACCAAATATGGTGGACGCTATCCATGAAATCATTAACCGCAGTGCGTAAAAAAAGCCCTAATTATCCCGTTGAGTTCAAAATCAAAATGGTTGAACTCTCGCATCGACCAGAGATCTCCGTAGCGCAACTCGCTCGTGAGCATGGGATCAACGATAATTTGCTGTTCAAGTGGCGCCAGTACTGGCGCGAAGGAAAACTACGTCCTCCTTCAACAACAGAAAACAACGTGCCTGAGCTGCTCCCGATAACACTTGATGCCGAAGATGTTGTCCCTACAACCTCCCCCCGGTCACAACCTGTAGCTGCTGCGACACCTGAATCACTCAATATCAGCTGTGAAGTGACGTTCCGGCACGGATCACTCCGTCTGAATGGTGCCATCAGCGAAAATATCCTGAACCTGCTGATACGGGAGCTCAAACGTTGATCCCATTACCATCAGGGACAAAGATCTGGCTGGTCGCTGGCATCACCGATATGAGAAACGGCTTCAACGGCCTGGCGGCAAAGGTGCAGACGACGCTGAAAGACGATCCGATGTCAGGTCACGTTTTTATCTTCCGTGGGCGTAATGGCAGTCAGGTAAAGCTCCTCTGGTCTACCGGCGATGGACTGTGTCTGCTGACCAAACGGCTGGAGCGCGGCCGCTTCGCCTGGCCGTCAGCCCGGGATGGCAAAGTGTTCCTCACACCGGCACAGCTGGCGATGCTGCTGGAAGGTATCGACTGGCGGCAGCCTAAAAGACTGCTTACGTCCCTGACTATGTTGTAAGCCTCTTTATCCTGGTCGACGCTGAATGAGCCTGGTAATATACCCGGTATGAGCAGCTCACTTCCTGACGATATCAATGCACTGAAACGTCTCCTTGCCGAACAGGAGGCGCTGAACCGTGCCCTGCTGGAAAAGCTGAACGAGCGTGAACGCGAAATAGACCATCTGCAGGCACAGCTGGATAAGCTGCGCCGGATGAACTTCGGCAGCCGCTCCGAAAAAGTCTCCCGTCGTATCGCACAGATGGAAGCTGACCTGAAGGCACTTCAGAAAGAAAGTGATACCCTTACCGGTCGGGTTGACGACCCGGCCGTGCAGCGCCCGCTGCGTCAAACCCGCACCCGCAAACCGTTCCCCGAATCACTCCCCCGCGATGAAAAACGGCTGCTGCCGGCAGCATCATGCTGCCCGGAATGTGGAGGCTCACTGAGCTATCTGGGTGAGGATGCCGCCGAACAGCTGGAGTTGATGCGCAGCGCCTTCCGGGTTATCCGGACTGTACGTGAAAAGCATGCCTGTACTCAGTGCGATGCCATCGTGCAGGCCCCCGCGCCTTCACGGCCCATCGAGCGGGGTATCGCAGGACCGGGGCTGCTGGCCCGCGTGCTGATCTCAAAGTATGCAGAGCACACCCCGCTGTACCGCCAGTCTGAAATGTACGGCCGCCAGGGCGTGGAGCTGAGTCGTTCACTGCTGTCGGGCTGGGTGGATGCATGCTGCCGGCTACTGTCACCGCTGGAAGAAGCGCT